GGGACCGGCCATATACGTAAGCATAGTGGACCAAGATCCGCGGTTCCTGTTGCGAGTAATCTATAGATGCCCACTGCTGATCCTCTTCCGGCAGGAACACAGACCGAATCATCGGGCCGAGCTCCGGGTTCCGTGCAGGAATCTGCTGGAGATTAGGATTCGACATTGATATGCGCCCGGATACTGTGCCGCCGTCATCGGACCTGATCTGGTTGATATGGCCGTGCACACGCCCGTCTTTGCCCACATGCTTCAGCAGCCCGTCCATGAAGGTGTTCTTGCTCTTGTTGAACTCACGAGCTTTTAAAATTGCTCTGGGCAGTTCATGTGTATGCGAGTTGAGGAACGCTTTCGTGAACGACGGCGTGCCTTTCTCGGTCTTTGGGTATTCAAGTCCGATCTCTTTGAACCCTTCGGCGATTGACTGCGCCGCCCATATTTCGATGTTCAGGCCGCATATGTCCTTGATCTGTTTCACCGCCGCCTTTTCTTCCGCCATCATAAACTGGCTGGCGCGCTCTACGGCATCAGTGTCGATCCGTATGCCGCGGAGGGTCATGTCTACAAGGCAGGGCAGGAGGTCTCGCTCAAGCTCGTGGACCGTGGTTAGTC